ACATATATTTTTCTATCTTTAAAAAAAATATCTATATTAATAAGTATTTTCGGTACATCATATTTATAATTTATGAATTCGTACGTTGCGCTTGTAATCTCCCAATTTAATAATAGTTTAAAATCTTCAGGATATCTATTATTAAAAACAGTTACAAACATATCATTTTCTTGTCTTATTACATTAATAGTTTCGACGTTAATAAAATTAGTATTATGTGAACCTGCTATACGTATTTTTAATCTTCCCATTTTACCACTAAACTGTTTTATATGATTGAAAATAGTTTGTGCTTGCTGTGTTAAGAAAAAGTTCTTTATTCTCCATTTAACTATAAGAGACCTCGATTTACCCCAGTCAAAAAATTGTATTGCGTTCATTTATTTATCTTTTTTACCACTAATCAATGAATATATTTGTATCACTTGTCATTATACATTTCGTATGTCTATATAACACTTATTCCCATACACACTCACCACTGCTGTACTCCCGTCACCACCATTGAAGGACGTATCTCCTGTATAGACAATTTGCTTCCCTGTACAACTGAAAGTTACATTACCTCCTGCAAATACCTTCCTGAAGGACATATTACCCATATTCTTCAAGAAAGATAAATCTATATTGAGTGAGGTTGAGACAAATATTACTCCATTCTGCCATTGTTCCACAGCCGTCCAATTAGACCCAATCTCAGCACCTACACGATATATATCTCCATACCACGCCAAATCACGGAAAGCACCGTTATCTTCATTGAATCTGGAACTATCCACAGTGTTACGAACGCTTAATCTTGTTGCAGCATACCAATCTTTCTTAAAGATTTCAATAGTTGAAGTCGATCCCGCTGTATAAAAAATTAGATACGACCCACTACCTCCATTACTTTGTATGGTATACCCCCCTTGCTTGCGGGTGATATTATCTAATTCTGAAAGAGGAATAACGCTCCTATATTGGAACACATCTCTCACGGCCTCCTGTATCTTCCCTTCCGTAGCTAGTGCGGGAATCCCGTCAATATTATCCCAATGGTGCCTATGCGTACGCAGAGCATATTCAGGGTGGGTATGTCCAAGCAGCGCATAGCGGCCGTCAAGGCTTACGGTGAGTTGTTGCCCATCAGAGCGTAGCCCTGTGAGTACGCCTGTCTGTTCGTTGAAGTTGAGAGAGTTTAGTTTGATGTCAGCCAAGTTTTCGGGAAGGGTATCCTTGTCCGTAAATGGCGCTTGTATGGCCGTTCCGTCGGCAAAGGTTAGGGTGATGATCTTATCCACATCGCCCGTTACAGTGAGGCCAACTACACGCTTTTGGGCGTTGGCTTGGTTGGTGCGTTTCTCCTCATTGGTATAATCATTTGAGGTAAGGGTCTTACCTGCTTCCTTATCCACTTTACGGTCAAATAGTCCGCTATGGGCTTGACTATCGGTGAGATGGTTACGTAGTTGTTCTGCGGAAGCAGTACCCTCTAATGCTGTAGAAAGCCCTTCTACTTTGTTCATGGGGATATTCTCATCCTTGTGCCAATAGCTATCCATCCACGCCCAAAAGTGCTCTTGTGTTGGCTTTAGAAAGTTCGCAAATCTACGTTTAAGGGTTGAAATAGGAGTAATCATTTTCTCTGGATTATAAAGGTTATAGGTTTTTAGAAACCAACAAATTCAATAAATTGGATCACACGATAAGGTGGCATGTTGTTATGGGGTTGGTTGCCACCTACATATGTAATTGGGTGGTCGGATATTGCTTCATTATCACCATATATAGATAAAGGCCTTTCTCCTTGTTCACTACCACCATATTTTACATTAGCTACTTTATGAATGACGCCATGATTATGATTTGGCATTTCTTCAATAGTGAGTTTGTGTTCATATTCACCTCCTGCATAACCTATCTGATGTAGATTCCAAGAAGCTAAATAGGCATCATCTAATAAGTCATTTACCTTTCCTATAGGCATTCTACCTCTAAGAGGCTCATATTCTCGCCAACCTTCAGGTATGGGAACATTAGCAGGCTTGCCCCATATAGCTACCAATCCTATAGGAATTGTCTTGGTTACCCTATTTTCCAATTTCTCCAACCGCTTAAGGACAGAGTTGTCATCGGAAAAGGTTTGTTGTTCTATTTGTTGGTTGTTCAAAATACGCTTGAAGCTGGACCAAGGATAAGTTCTGGTGCTATTGCCAAAGGTTGCTACCTTTTGAATGTAAACATTCTTTGACGAGCCATCTTCAAAGGTTTGTGGGGTTGGTGTCTCTTTGATAAAGACAGTAGCTCCTATGGTAGTTCCCTCAAAAGGATATAGTTCCCCTTCTATGGCAACCACACCATCGCTAATGGTATTGCCCACTTGCTGGCAACCTGATACAATGGCCAAGTCGCCCGTTAGCCCGCTGATAGCATTGAATATCTTATAGGTGTTTTGTATGAAATTGAGTGTTTCGGTAGTTAGAGGAAAACCTCCCGCTTGGTTACAATGGATGATGTTCATTTTGTTTAGTTGTTAGTGATTAGTTGGTTAGTCTATAAGGCAATCATATAACGTTTACTGGCCAATTTGTAGAAGTCAATTAGGGCTTCCATTTCAAAGAAACGGTAACGGCCTATCTCCGATGTAGGTGTCTTTTGGCTGTCCCATACATCTTGGGGTACTTTGACGATAAAATCAACACCAGTATCGGCATAATCCACACCACGGCGAAGATACATAGTACCTAAGAACTTAGGCTTGCGCTCGGCTTCGGTATAGATGTATTGGCTTTGGTACTGGCTACCCTCAAGGATACGGATACGCCTAAGAACTGGATCAAAAGTATCATTAAGTGCTTTTCGTAGGTAACATACCTGTCCGTTGAGCGACAATTTCCGAATGTCGGCTGCTCTCTTAAGGGTAAAGTCGTAATGCAACCTCCCTATGGGGGCTACTAAAATTCTCATCCAGCCTATGAGTTTGGCTCTACGTAAGAAAGTAGGGATCAGTAATAAACTTAGTTTTTCTGTATCAATTTGAAAGATTCTCATATTCCTTACTATTTAGCAATGTAACGTATCCGTGATGCATTCCAATCTACCTCAAAGTAGCCACTATAAGGGATTTGAGATACATTGATATTCTCAAAGGATCCATAGCCACGTGTATTGGGGTCTATCCATGCCGTGGTTACTTCCTTAAGGTGTGGGATCTTGACCCCATTGACAGCTTGTAGTGCGTCAATAAGGTGTGCTACAATCAGCTCACCGTTAAAGGGTAGATGCTTGAGGTAGGTTTCTATAGCCTCCTTAACTGGGAGTTTGGCAGAGAGTATATCCATACCATTGCTATCCAAGACAAGCGGATCATAATACACATCTAAGTTCAGCACCAACTTGTCAGGTAGGTAGTTAATCACAGTAGCTCGTACACCCGCATCTTTTATTTCGGCTATGTAGCCCTTGAAAGCATTATGTTGATCTTCTGTAATAGGTAGCAAGCGCCCGCCACTTTCGGTGGCTATCTTGACAATCAATCGGCCGTCTTCGCTTTCCACAACAGCCGAGTACTTGACTATCTTGCTTGCCTCTATTTGCTCCTCAGTATGTCCTTGGTTGTTGAACTTATCACTTTCAGGCAAAAGGTCAAAGCCGTACTGAAAGGCAAGGGCTTTGTTGCGATACCAACGTGCGGTATGAGGTTTGAGTTCTGACAAACGCTTGTCTATATCCGCCCTGTGCAGGTCAAATAGTTTTTCCAAACTCCATATTGCTACTGAGATAATATAGACCCACAAGCGCCATATAGCTACTTTGGAGGTGCTGTTGAGCTCATTCAGTGCAGGCTCTTGTGTTTTGGCTTGATAGATGAGTTCTTGTATTTCTTGTATGCTTCGTGCCATTGTTCAGTTGTTAGTGGTTAGTTGTCAGTAGTTTAGCCTCCTACTACAAAATCTAAGTTAATTGCCCAAATACTGATACCCTCAAGGCGTTCCAAGACTTGCTTGTCCTCTTTAGTGAAAGCCGTAGCAGGCTGGATGTTCTTTGCCGTATAGTAGGCTAATATATCTTTGTTTCTTGCTCCTGCTGAAAGAGGAGAGACATTAAGGGGGGCACCCGCCACCATATCGTCGGTAATGCTCTTTTCATTCAGTACAGCCAACTCAAAGATACTCTCAATGGTACCTGTATGTTGCAGGGCGAGGTCAAGGAGTGATTGGTTATGTAGGACTGTTATTGTCATCTAATTCAAAAGTTTTATAAAACTTCTTATTGATTATCTTGAGCAGCACCTTCGCAAAGCGAAAGCCTAGGCAATCTAAATTTTCCAATAGGCTCACTACTAATTGCCATATAATCCCTATAAGTACTATCCAATAAAGCCAGTGGAAGGGGTCAAACTCAAAGCCCCCAAGACTTGGAAACTCTACATTAGCCGAAAAGGTATGCAGTATATAGATAGGTACTAAGTAGGTGGCTATCTTTAGGATCATACGTCCAAACTTTCTACTCTCGTGCTTTTCGCCTCTCTTACGGGAGGCCTGTACACCCGTAATCCATTCAAATACGAGCAATACCACATAAGCGGTAAGAAATAAGTGATTGAAACCAAATAGAAAATGCACAGTGGCAAACAGAAAGGAGAGTATTACGTCCATCTTTATAAAGAGCATTGAAAAAGTGTGACCAAAGGAGGAGTGCAGGAAGTCTTTGCTATCCCTAAATCCAAATCCTTGTAAAATGTAATTGAGTGATATCATCGTTGTTAGTTTATTTTTAGCTTATTGTCCCCGTTCCTGTACTGGTCGTGGCGCCCGTATAAGCTCCTGCCTGTAGGGTGATTCCTTCCTGCACCGTTACCTCGCCACTCTTAACAAAGTCGTGAATAAGGCTTGCTAAGCGTTCGGCATACTCTTCCATTGAGACATCAGTTTTGGTGAGCATATCCTGTTGTAGTCGGATAATACCTTGTTTGAGTTGTTCTTTGTTTAAGCCCATAGTTGGTTTATTTTGTTGTTGATTTCTTCTAACTTGGCTACGTTCTGCGGGGCAAAGTTGCCAGGGCCTGAAGGTGTCTGTATAATTGCACTTTTAAGTTCTGTTAAAAGGTCATTTAAAAGAGTTTTAAAATCGGCTTGCTCGTTCTTGATTTGGATTTTACCATTTTCAATTTTTAAGCTAAACCCTTCAGAGGTGCATTCTACCTTATCCAAAGCGGAACTTCCCACTACTATAGCCGTTTCCTTGCCTATAAAAGCTACACATACCAGCGACCCTACTTTAGGTTGGAGGTAGAAGCCTCCTTGTTCCATATCCACTACCAAATACACATCATAAATAGGAGAGGATCCGTCCAAAGGCTCTACATCAGCTGTTTGGTTTTCCTCGTCTACAGAGGTTACCTTACACACTTTGGCGTATAGCTCCTGCCCCGTATAGGCTAATTGTTGTATAAGTTGTTTTATCATAATGCGTTGCCGAGTTCTATTTTTTGTCGGTAGCCATTGGTGCCGAAGCTGATTTCATTTTTCTTTACTAAATAGATGCCCCGATTTCCGTCGGAGGCGTGTATCTCCACCATGTCACACTTGTGCACTTCGGGGGTACCGAAAGTTTCAAATGAACCCTTAAACCCACTTTGCTTATAGCGCTCTAAAGCCTGCATGGCATACTTCTTTAGCTCTTCCCCCGAAAGTCCGTCAATACGAATCTTAATCACATCGCCGTCTTTGTCGCCATACTCATAAGTAATTTTTCTATGTTTTGCGTTGAAGCTCTGTGCTTCTACTCTCACTCGTATATCTTCCTTGTTGCGGTAGGTAAAATCCTCCTTAATGATATTCTTGCCGTGCTTAAAGAGATGCTTTTCTCTGTTATCTATGGGGTATTCCAAACCTATATATAGCACCGATTGCCCTTCAACAAACCTAAAATAGCTACTAAGCATTACCTTGTCCTTTAGTTCCTGTAACTCTTGTGATACACTGGGTTGGGTAATACGCCAGGCACCTACTTGTATGTTGTCATCTATAAGCTTATAAGCGATATTCGTACCCTTAAGCAGGTGTTCTACTATCTCTTTGAGTGAAGCGTTCTTGAAAGCCTTGGGTTCGGCCTTGATAGATTTGAGCAGGAACATACCATCCTCACAGGTAATCGTAACTGGCACCTTGGCATCTACCGAGCGGATATAACCTGCAAAGCGCACTACTAAATCATCATCATACCCCAGCTCTACCGTGATACGATCCCCTCGCTTGATAGGTGGATAGATCATCTCTGTATAATTGCCGGCGGGTGCTACCCGCCTCTGCCATTTGATATTACGGGGCAACTTTAGCTCGCATGTATCGGTAAGGCTACCCATATCTTCCACGATGCTACATTCGGAAAGTGCTGTAAACACCCATTTTTGCTCGCCCTCTATGGTTATTCTACTACAAAGTCTTAGCATAATTCTTCATTTTTCACTCGTCATTTGTCACTTTTATCTCGTATGGCTCATCGGAGAGCATTTGTATCTGTACGCTTTGGCGATTGCTATGGGTTTCCTGTTGCAAAGAGAAGGAGGTAACCACGGCTGATTTAATTCCGAAAGCATATAGGAAATCACTCTCCACCTCTACCGCTTCGGGGGTTGTAAGGAGTTTTCTGAGGGTCTCCAACTGATTTAGTGGATAATCCTGTTTGGGTAGGAGAAACTCCTCATCCGCCTGTTCGCTTGGCTCTCCCTCGTAATCTGTTAGGGCTATATCCAAGGTAATCCCATAGTCGCCATTACTGATATATTCCTTTATAGTTCCGTCACGCCCCTGTAGAGGTGTGGTTACGATGTTGCGTTCTTGAGTAACCGATATAATCACCTCTTGAAAAAGCAGGCTGTAACGCTCGCCCTCATAGTGGGTACTCATCCTAAGGGAAGTCAGCCATGGGCGATTCTCCAAGTCTTCTATTGAGGAAAAAGTACCGTCAAACTCTTTGACCTCTAAGTGCCTACCTGTTTGCATGCCAAAGCGGAAAGCAAGATTAACGGCTGCCGTCTTGGCTATGGTTAGGGGTTGGGGTTGAAAGCTAAAATCTATCATCGTTATTATAGGTTATCTTATAAAATCGCCCATGCGGCTCGCACTTGCCCGCCTATCCACCTGCAAAGTCGGCTGTAGCGGTGAGGAGAATCTCTCTTACGGCCTGTAGGAGCTGTTGCCTGTCGAAGCCTCTGTCGGCATTCATATAGATATTAAAGTTGTCCATCATCTTACCAATGGTTAGGTTGCGCACCTTGTTTTCGCTCTTGCCTTTGTTGCCTCCGACTCCCGTGCTGTTCATAGTTTTTTGGGTAGCTACCCCTCCTACAGTAGGCACGGTAGGTTGGTTTTTCTTCAGATCAAAGCTATCACTCTCCACAAGGGTCACCTCTTGGGGTTTGTCGTCCTTTTGAGTCTTAGCCTTTTCCTCTTCGGAGACCAAATCCATATTCTTTCGGAACTCCTCCACACTTCCAGAGGCATTGGCCGCCCACTCCCAACCTGTAAGCTCTGCCACCCAACCGAGTATCTTCTGCAAAGGCGCCATAATTACATCCAAAAGCACCAAACCAATACGCTTAAACCCCGCTAAGATACCTTCTGACTTAAAGGCCTCTACAATACTATCCCAATGCCGCTTAATCATCGTAAAGGCACTGATAAGCATACCTATAGGGCCTAAGAGGAGCAACATAGTAGAGCCAAAGTTGTCAAAATAGTTTGTTGCCGTTACTACATAGCCTATAAGTAGTGCAATGGCGCTTACTACCAATAGGATAGGGTTCATATTCATGATAGCATTGAGAATCCCTTGTGCCACAGCCATAGCTTTGGTGGCCGCCGAACATATATTTGTCCATAGGGTAGCTCGCTTTTGGGCATCAGCTAGGAAAACAAACCCCTTGTAGACGCCTACCAATAAAGGGGCAAAATTGGTCAAGTCTTTTGCTATATCACTCAGGGCACTAGCATAGCCAAATATTCCATTGGTAGCATTGAAAATAGAAATCTTAAAATCCTCTACCTGCCTGGTAAGTCGATTGTTTTTCTCCTCTGTGGTCTCCATAATTACTCCTGCCTGCTCTATGGCCGAGTTGGTACCCACTATTTGTTGGGTCATGGCCTCCGCCTGGTCTGCCGTATTGATAAGAGCAATGGCGGCGGCCATATTCTCTTTACCAAATACCTTGGTCATTAGGGCAGTGTCACCTTGTATCTTGCGCAAAGTCTTGAGGCGTTCGTGTAGGGGTATGCTACTATCGGCTAAGTAATCGGTACTGATCCCCGCTTCTCTTAGTCCATCGGCAGCGAGTTTAGAGGTAAAGCGACCCTCTGAAAGAGTAGTCAGTACGTTACGCAGGGCAACCCCTCCCTCGCTACCTTTCTTACCCGCTTGGTCAAGCAGCTGGATATAGGCGTTGGTCTCGGCAAACGATAATCCAGTGGTTTTGGCCACCATACCCACTTGCTCTAATGCCTGCTTGATTTGTGGGAGTTCAGCTGAGCCATTTTGGGCAGCAGCTGACATCACATTCATCATCTCGGTCATTATCTTAGCGGCCTTGATAGGATCTTCCATACTCACCCCAAACTGGTTTAGGGAGGTGTTGAGTACATCGGTAGCCGCTATGGTGTCACCACCCATTTGTTTGGAGAGGATATTTACATTCTCCCCCATGAGTTTCATCGCTTCGCTATTCTTGGCGATGTCTGGGCTAAGCTGTGAAAGCATCATCTTGTAGGCCTCTACATTATCCACGGCCGAGGTGCCAAAGGTTTTAGCGGTGTCACGAGCGGCCATTTCTATAGCCTTGAGTCCATCACCTGTAACGCCCGTAATAGCTGAGAGTTCAGCGAGGTTTTTTTCAAGCGCCATACCAGGGGCGTATAAGTCTTTTACGGCCGTCGTTGCCCTATCGGTGAGGTTTAGGAAACTCTCAAGGTTGATTTTAGTAAGTTTGGTGCTCTCCTTGACCGTTTTGCTTACCCCTTCTATGGCCCTCGTGGTGTTTTCAGAAAAGGTGTTTAGGGTTTGATTGATTTGGGTAATCTCCGCCTGTAGTATGTCCATATTTTTAAACAAGGCTACAAATACAGCAGAGACTTGATTATCCCCTACAATATTGAAATTTATACCGAAATTAAATGTATTATCCATTTCTTTTTTGTAACTTTGCCTTGTTAAACTTATACTACTATGAAAACACTTTTTTGGCTCACTTATCCATTGTCTTTTATTGTATTTGTCATAAGCTCTATCCTATGGCATTTCTTTGAGGTAGGGGGCGTATGGCTTTATCTAAGTTTCAGCATCTTCTTATTCTGTATAATCCTTAGAGAGATTTACTCGGAAGAACTTGACTTCCCTCATAAGGGAACACCTAGGCATCCTTAGCCCTTGAACAAAGCCTTGAACAGTTCCGCTTGATTCTGCATCCGCCAGTGCTCCAGCCATAGGGATTGGGCATAGAGTTTGCACCACTCACTCGCTTGTAGCTCATAGGGATCTACCCCAAAGTTAGCTCGTATGAGTGCCTCCACTTTCCACTCTTCTTTGTCGCTTGGCTCGGTGCTATCTGCACCTGTCGATAACAACGAGCCTACAAGTTTTTTGCTGTTGCCTTCGTTCTTTGTACTCTTAGCATGAGAGCTTCTACGGCCTTGAGCTTAAGCATATCACGCCCTTCAATAGCCTTGTCGGCTTTCACTACATAGTTTAGGTAGGCTACTTGAGCAGCTTTCACCTCATCGGTTTTGGAAATCTTGGTCATCGCTTCCAAGTGCTTAAAGGTAGGCTCCTTGAAGATTACTTGGTGGGTCTGTCCGTCTGCTTCTACCTCTACGAGTACCAACTCGCCGTGTTCCTCTTTAAGGGTTTGTATTTCTGCCATACTAAGCCCACAAATGGTTTCTTCTTTAGGGCTATTGTCTTCTACAAATGTGTATGTTTCTTCCATGATTAAATAAGATTTAAGAGTTATAGAATTTAAGGAATTAAACAGACTTGTCTACCACATGGCTTACAATGAGTTCTAATTCTATTTCCTTGTGCATATCGCCCTCTTTCCACTCAAAAGCCGTTTTTTGGAATTCACAATTTTTTAGAATATGGGTTACTAAAGGCTGGTTGTCGGGCTGATAGTTTATGGTAATAGAGAAAGGAGCAATACGATGTAATTGCCCTTTAGGAGCTTTGGCTTTCAGTGCCATTACAGTGGCCGAGAGCAAGGTAATAGAAGCGGTAGTTTTTACCCTACCATAACCACGGCTCACGGGGTGGCGCCCTGCTCCATATACATTCTCCTTCTCTTGGCTCTCCTCGTACTTAATAGCCACGATACCTGTTACAGGTACGCCACCTATGGTACAGATAATATCTGCCCAGCCGTATTCTCTTCCGTTGATAAGGGGTTCGTATTCTAACATAGTTTATAGGTTTTAGGGGTTAGACTGATAGGGCAAAGCCGATAGCTACTTCTATCTCTCGCATGGTGCCTACGGGTACAATCTTAAGTACTACCTCCAACTTGGAGGTTTGCAGAATGCGCTGACGTGGGTTGATATAGACTTTGTATCCACTGAGTTCTCCATTGCGCTTCATTGCGTCCAAAGGCTCCTCACAAAGGGCATTGATAGCTGACACAGTAGCCGTTTGCAGGTTACCCGTATCAGGGTCTATATAGGCAGGCCCTGAGACCTTGGGCACCAACACGCGGTTTAGTTCACGGATAGCCTTGTCAATGGTGCGGTTGTTCTCTATGTAGGCAAAGTCACTGGTGGCAGCCGTAGCCGTGAAGCTATCATTGAAGTACGTACCCGCATTGCCTGCATATTGAGTAAGGAAGATATACCCTTTGCTATGCAAGGCTTCCACCTGTGCAGGGGTGAGAGCGCTGAGCTTGGTGCCATCGGCAAAGGCAGGCACATCCAATTCGAGGGCACGCAGCACATCGCCTGTTAGGCCTTTGTTATAGGCAGTACTCACTAAGTTCTGCTTCTCTACCCACGCAATACTCTCGTGTACTTGGGCTTTGGACAAGGCCCCAAGGGCAGCCCCAATGCAACTGACCGAAGGAGTAGTTTCGGTGATATAGGCACCTCGCCCTGCACCATCTTGGCCAATCACCACGCTGACCAATTCTGCGTTTTTGGTATGCAAATCGGGCAAGTTGGCTACATCCTCAGTTTTGATCCTAAAGCTATAGAGTATGCTCAATGGGGTAATACGTTTGGCCAAGTCTTTCGCTATGGTGTTCAGCTTTGAGAGTGCATTGTCCAAACCCGACAACTCGGTTTTGAAATCGCACACGGCCACTTGGCGGAGCTTGCCCTGTGCGAAGGCTTGCAAAGTCTTTACCTCTGTATAGTTGCCGTCGGAGCTTGCTACAGACTGCACATAGAGCTTTGCCCCCTCATTGATACGAAAGAACTCAGTTATATGATAGTGCAATACAGGGTTTGTATTTGGGAAAATCCCCTTACCATTGAGTTCCTCTACTGAAAGCAATAAGGTAGGGGCAACGGCCGTTTCTCCATAGACGATAAGTCCAGAGATATGATCTTCACCCGCGAGTTCACGCCCTAAGCCTCCGTTTTTTCTGATAAATTTTACTCCGTTCATGGTTATTTGTTTGCTTTAGCAGGGTTGTTTGTTTTATCCTCTGTGTCAGGTTCGTTTGTTTTGTCTCCCTCCTCAATAGTTTGTGGAGTCTCTCTATCTTCGGGACGCACTACCTTTTTCACTTCTTGGTCTTTGAGGGTGAGGGCGTGGTTTTGTGCGCCGTTTTCGGTGTAGAAGTATTTGCCGTCAGCCGTTTTGTAGGCTACATCAAGCCCCGGATTATCTTTAAATATATTGTCCATGATATTTGTTATTAGTCGTTAGTCACTCGCCACTAAATAAGTGCTGCGATGTACTTATTTTCCAAAGGTACTGCTATAAAATAGTGGCGATAGGCCAATAGGTTCGCCTGATTGGTCGGATCCTGCTTTGCCTCGGAGTAGTACTGTTTGGTAAGCCCTATTTTCTTTCTCACTGCTGACACCACAAAAGCTACAGAAGCGGGTTTGTCACTGCTGGTAGGTACCTGGTCAAAGGCGATTTTCTGACCTGCACTACTATAGTAGGGGTGCTGTTCGTAGGTTTTGATTTCAAAGCCTGCAATCACAGGAGATACCTGTCCTTGGCGATAGTTGATCAGCTGGTCACCGAAACGCCCTCTATCCTTGAGTAGGGCGTTGTAATGGTCAAAGCACAATACCAAGCGGCGTCCTGCCAATGGCCAACCTGCTTTGTCACATTTATCCTTGAGGGCTACTAGGTCATTGTAGGTACATTCTGTTCCTGCAAGGGTGAGCACAGGAGTAGCCGCAGTGTTCTGTGTAGGGGCAAGTGCATGTATAGACTTACCATACTTGCGTACACTGATTTCGTTGGTTTGTGAACGAGTTACTGCGTCTATCTTGTCATAGCTTGACCCAATGGTTTGGTCATCGGTAACCTTGACAGCCTTAGTTTGGTACTTATCCAAACGAATAGCAACCTCGTTTTCGTCGTAGTTCTGTACGGCTAATGGATAGGTACTATTGTTGATAAGCACATCGGGTTTAAACTCGGTAGTGGGGACATGGATTACATTATTTTCACCAATTTCCATTACATCACCATCCAATTCTCGTACGCCGTCTAAAAAATCGGCTATACCCCCTTGGGAGAGTGTTTGGTGTACACGTTTCTCCCATATTTCTGGAAAATTCATTGCCATTGTAATACTGTTTTATTCGTTTTTAAATAGGGTTTAAATTATAGTTTTTCACTCTTCACTAAATAGAAGCGATGAGTTTTTGGTAAGCTTCAGGGTTGCCGTTTTTAAAAGCTAATTTTTCCTCTAAAGAGAGTTTTTGAAAGTCCTCCATAGTAGCCACTCCTGTAGTGCCTGTAGGGGTAGTAACTCCTGCGGAGAAAGACTTCTTAGCAGGGATCCCCTCCAGGGTAGCCTTAGCCAATTCAAAGTTCTGCGCAGCCAAGTCAGCAAAGGTCTGCCGCTTATCGGCTGTGATTTTGCCACTCTTGATAGCCTCGTCAAGCATTTGCGCTGTGAGGGCTTCCCTTTGGGCTTTTTCTTTGGCTACATAGGCCGCTACTTGCTCTTCCGATAGGGAGAGCTTTTCCTTGAATGTGTCTCTGTCTTTGGATAGAGCCAATATAGCCGTTTCAATCTCTTCGGCTGATAGTTCCTTGCAGCTGGCATTCATGCCCAAAGCTACCAAGGCTAATTGTGTAAGTTGTATCTTCATATCTACTGTGTTAATAGGGTTTGTTTTTGAAAAAGACAAGCAAAGTTCCTTGATCTGCTCCTCGGATATCTCTACTCCGTCCATCTGTAGGCGTAAAGCATTGGCATTGCTGGGTATGGCTACTATAGAAGCCTCAAAGAGGGAACATTTTTTAAGGACAACAGCCCCTCCCTCGTAGGCTAAGTCCTTTTTATGAAAAGCAATGCCCATACTTGCCCCACGGATGACACCTCTTTCCACCTTACCTGCTATCATTTTAGCGTTTTCGTCCTGCATATCAAAGAGAGGTTCAGCAAAGAGTTTCCCCTCCTCTAAGACAACGTTCTGCCAAGAGCCGATGACACTATGGTTATTCTGATTGTGTCCGTCCAACATTACGGGGTTGGCCAAGAATCGCTCTAAGCTGATACCAGCCGATAGTATGTGAAAGCCATAGGAGTTGGCTACCTTTTCATCATTGAGTACAAATCTGGGCATTTTCTTTTCGTTTTATGAGTTTGTCTGCTAACTGGGCGCAAAATTAAGGTGGCTTTTTTGCCCTTGCAAAAAGTAGTGCAAGCATGGCAAACTATTGTGTTATTGTGGCACAATGTTGTGCCATCTTTGCACTATCTTTTGTTTTTCAGTCCCTCAATTCTCAATTTTGCATTCTATTTATGATATTATGGCAAAAACAAAAGACGCTGTTCGTATCAAGGCAGAACAGTATTATATTGAAAATATTGAGGTTACCCAAGCAGAAGTAGCAGAGCTCTACGGAGTTCGTCCAGCTACTATTGGTGAGTGGGTAAAGAAGTACGATTGGGAGGACAAGCGCCTCAACTTCCACGCCTCGCCGACTATTATCAAACAGAAGTTACAAGCTGAAACTATTAGAGTAATGAACGGACAAGAGCCTACTTTTTCGGCTTCTGATGTAGGTAAGTTAATGGCCGCCTTAGATAGGTGCGAAACGCAGGCAGACCCTACAACTGTATATAAGGTACTGAAGGAGCTGGATATGTTTATATCACAACAAGACGCTGAGTTTGCAGCTCAATGTACTAAATACCACAAGCAATTCTTACAACTAAAAATAAAAAATGAGCAAGAAGGATAAAATATATGCTAAACTCTTAGCCGATTACGATAAGCATTGCCTGCTAATAGCTAAGGCCACTTCGGTGAACATACACGAATCAGCCAAAGAGAAAGCCGCTCGTATTAAGAACTTAGAGACCGATTATGTGCGCTGGTTTGAGTACTACTTTCCCAGCTATGCTAAGTGTAAATGTGCATGGTTTCACGCTAAGTTGGCTAAGCTGATAGTAGGCAATAAACGCCTACGCTTACTCTCTGAGATGTATCGTTCGGCAGGAAAGTCTGTACATATAGATATGGGCATACCGTTGTACTTGTACTTTGCAAAGAATGATTTGCGATTTATGCTCTTGGTAGGAGAAACAGAGCCCAAGGCTAAGAAACTCCTTTCGGGCATACAGGCACAGCTGGAGCATAACAACCGCTTGCAGAATGATTACGGAAAGCGTGCTTCAGTGGGTGATTGGTCTGATGGCTCTTTTGTAACCTCCGATGGAGTACGCTTTATGTCCATAGGTTTCGGGCAAAACCCACGAGGAGCACGAGAACAATCTGAGCGCCCCGACTATATCGTGGTAGATGATGTGGATAGCAAGAAGTCTATCCATAACGATAGAATCATGCGTGAAAGTGTAGACTATATCACCGAAGATGTATGGGGGTGCTTTGACAGCGAGGATAATGCTACAGAACGTTTTGTATTTGCGAATAACAACTTTCACAAAAACTCAATAACGAATCGCCTTAAAACTTATTTTAATGAGGTGATTAATACCCCACAAGAAGAGCAGAACTACGAAAGTAATATCGCTCAAGGTCGCACCTTGTTTAAAATACTTACGGTGTGTGCAGTGAAAAACTTACAAGACTTTACCCCTGAATGGCCTGAAAAGACGTCAGCAGAGTACTGGCGTAATAAGTTTAAGAGTATGCCTTACCGCTCCTTTATGCGTGAGTATATGCACACCCACATAGAGGATGGAGCTATTTTTAAGTATGAGGATATACAGTACAAAAAGGCTTTACCGCTTTCCAAGTATGATAATCTATGCTTTTACGGCGACTTGTCCTATAAGGAAAATGCCGACTACAAAGCGCTGATTTTGGTAGGAAATCTAGGCAAGGAGTTCCATATCCTCTTGTGTTATATGCAGCAAAAAAGCCGTGCCCATTGTGCCAAATGGCTCTATGACCAGTACGAGCGTTTCCACTTAGACCGATACAATGTACGCTATATGATTGAGGGGCTGTTTGCTATGGACGAATTTGTCTCTGATTTTGATAATGAGGGCGACAAGCGGGGTTACTATATTCCTATCGTAGCCGACAAACGCAGTAAGGCAGATAAGTTTGACCGTATAGAGAGCCTTTCGGGCTACTTTGAGCGCAAAAATGTGTGGTTCAATAGCGAGCAGAAAGACGCAGATATGCAGGTGCTTATTGACCAGTTTTTAGCCTTTGAAAAGGGTTCGGGTGCCCACGACGACGGCCCTGATGCCGTACACGGAGCTTTTAAATGGCTCGTGGGGCGCAACAGACAAAGTAGTAACCAGTACGCCTTTGGGGCAAGAGTAAATAACCATTATTAGTGACTAACGACTAACACTCATGTTTCTACAAAAAGAAGACCTAAAAAACAATATCTATTCCTATCAAGTGGAGCAGATCACCGAAGGGGACGACACTATAGTATTGCAGGCATTAGATACTGCCGAGCAGGAAGTCAAGTCCTACTTCTATACCAATGACAAAAAGGAATACCTCGACGGACGTCCCAGGTATGATGTAGAGGCTATCTTTGCCAAGCGTGGGGACGAGAGAAACGCCCTTGTGCTAAGCCTTTGTCTTTCGGTAGCCAAGTGGTATATCGTGGATTTGTGCAATGTAGATATTATCTATGACCACGCCAAAGAGCGATATGATAGGGCAATAGAGTACCTTAAGAGACTCTCCAAAGGTGAGGTAAATATCTCCTCCTTACCGATACTCCCTCGTACAGAGGAAAGTGAACGGCAAACTACCCCTTTCCTCTTTGGCTCTCGTAAAAAGTTTAACCACGATTAGTCATTAGTCATTAACATGAAAGATATACTTACCAACACAGATTATGACCTCGTTATAGCCCAAGGAGACTTCTTTGTCGGAGAAAGTGCCGCTCAACATGTGGAGTTTCTTTTTCTCTCCAAACAAGGCGAATGGAAAGAATCCCCCCTTACTGGGCAGGGCTGTTATATAATCATATTATAATCTGATTTATAATATATTAAATTCATAAGTTCTTTAAAATTAC